CTTTTAAACACCGTAATACGGATCGTGAGAAGTCCATGAAGAGGTCAGCCGGTAAGGCTAAGGCGAACATGGCGGCGGCTGTCAATGCTGGTGAGCAGGTGCAGGATGCAGCCGGGCAAGTGGACGCGTTGCAGGAGCGTGCTAACGACATTGTGCAGGGTGTAGAGGAAGAGTGTGCTGAGTTGGATCCAGGTTGTGGTGAGGCAGCCACGGAAGACTATCAACTGCAGGTGTACAAGGAGATTGACACGTTTGAGGCTAGGTCGGGTGTAGATCGTGGCATCATGGCTGAGTTGTATAGTTTAGATGGGAAGGACACTCATTATGGTAAAGGAGTGTCTTGGCTGCGCCGTTGGACGAAATTGAGCGATGAGCCTGAGCCCACAGTGCCGTGCAGATCGGTTGAGTGTCAGGCTTTCACCCAGCGTAGCAAACATGCCGATTTGAGTAAGTGGGTGATGGTGACGAATGTTAGGTTTGCCGCCAGACCGTTGGAAATAATCAAATCATTTCCCAACTTTGTAGACGACGGTGATACGATGGTGGCGCGTTATCCGTTTGTTAAGATGGACGATGACCATCAATCTGTGCTCACGGTGTCGTTGCGTGCCGCAGCCATGATGAAAGCGAATCATACTGCTTATGATATTATATCGATGTCACAGGATTCGTTGGAATCCTTGTATAAGATGCGTGTGGCGGGTCTAAATGTGCCGGCTGATGAGCCGTTTGCGATGGACCACACAATTAAGTGGCTATATGATTTCTGCTTGTCGCAAGTTCAGGAAGAGAGGGACGAAGCTAATGACCCGCTGAATTTTCAATTCGGCACCGCAGCGGTGTGGGGAAATACGTCATTGCCTACGGCTACCGTGCTGGAGAAGGTGAGTTTAAAGATCTCCCAGAGTTACGCGATGGTGTGCGTTTTACTAAACGTCGCACTCTTCAGCGTCGCGGCATACCTCGTGTGTCTCTTGGCGTACATGTTGCTGGTGCCGTCCTTCCCAGTCCTGATCCTTACGATTTTGGCACTCTTATTCGCGGAGTCCGAAAACGCATTGCTACAGTGCGTCCCCCTGTTGATAAGCGTGTCCTACGTGATTTTCGTAGTTTTGTACGGCGGTATATTGTACGGAATTTTCACCCTTTGCCTATGGGTACCGACCTGTCTGCTGTCAGCTGGCTTCGTCAGACTAATTATCCGAATTGGAGGCGTGCGCAGCTTATTCAGGCTTGGCGACGCGCAGATTGCATACTCCAGAAGAAGCATTTCAGCTGCGCTAGCTTCGTTAAATTGGAGTCTTACTACAATAGTGGAACAGTGTTCAAGGAGGCGCGCACTATTAATTCGCGCAGCGACGCGTTCAAGTGCTATAGTGGGCCAATCTTTTCCGCAATTGAGAAGGTCGTTTACAGAAACCCTTTCTTTATCAAACACATTCCAATCGCCGAGCGAGGTGCGTACGTCGCTAGACGAATTCGGTCGGACTCTTGCACATTATACGCTACGGATTATACAAGCTTTGAAGCACATTATACCCCAGAGGTTATGCGAGCATGCGAAATACAGTTGTATCGCTATATGTTGCGTAATGTTCCTAACAATCGTATTATTATGCATAACCTGGTCGCGGCCCTCACAACCCGAAACCGTCTCAATTTCGCAGATCTCAAAGTCGCTGTCACAGGCTGCAGAATGTCTGGCGACATGTGCACCTCGCTGGGTAACGGGTTCACCAACCTTATGCTCATGCTTTACGCAGCAAAGTGCTCTGCAGCGACAGTCACGGGTGTGGTTGAGGGGGATGATGGACTATTTGCTGCCACCCGACCAATAGACCCCACACCAATTGAAAAGTTGGGCTTCGTGATAAAGTTCGAGAAGTGTACAGATATTGAAGAAGCCCGTTTCTGCTCGACGTGTGTAAGTTCAAGCACACACCGAGTAATCAAGGACCCCATCAAAACAACACTGAATGTGGGCTGGACATTTTCAGAAGCCAGATTCAGTTCAAGATGTCGGCGCGAGCTATTAGCTGCTAAAGCTAACTCCGTTCTTTGTGAGAACGTTGGCGTGCCGATAGCATCCGCCTTAGGGCGTTATTTACACCGCGTCACAGCCGGTGTGAAACCTCGTTACTCCGGTTTAGGAGGTGTCATGAGTCACGAGGAATTGGCTTTGGACATAACGCAGAGTAGAATAGAGCAGTCCATTGCAACACCCGTTGATCCACGGGACCGCATGTTAGTTGAGCGCGTTTACGGCATTCCGACTTGCACTCAGCTTGAGATTGAGCGGTATTTTGATTCGTGCAATAGAGTTCAAGAGATTCCGGCCAGGTTGTTTTGGGACCTGGCCCCAGAAAATTCAAAGTTGTTTTACTCTTCGCACGTTTATCCAGTAGATGGTCCC